TACCTCAATACGATTTTCAACATAATGTACTTATTTGGTAAAACCCCTTACCTCTGGGGACAATTTCCGATGGTATAATATATAATTTACAGTGGATGTGAATCAATCTCATTAATTGCAAAATATCCCATACTTTCTCCGGACATGGAGGCTGCGTTATGGAAACGAGCAAAACTTTGGGCGCATAAGAAATTTATTGAAGAAAACGCAAGACGCATAGAACGAATGGCGAAAGCCCCTGGCATCATTTACGAAATAGGCGAACCAACAAAATATGAAGAGGTCCTGGAAAAGAAAACGCATCCACACCAGAAGGTGCGAGCACCACAACCTTCTTTAGAACCTACGACCCCCACTCCGGATTCCCAGACGACGATACCCCCCACTATGGCTTCCCTGATGCAGGGTCAACCACCCGTTGACGGGTCCACGTTGGCTCAAATACGTCCTTTGGATCGTCGCCAGTTGGCGGATACAATGCAACGCGGCCAAGAGGTGTTTGGACCGATGGACCGGGTGTTCACCGCCAACAAGGGTGGACTTGCATCCCTCCAAAGAAAGCCGCGCCAAATGGTGCATTAAATGCAGCTATCCGAGAACTTCTCGCTTTGGGAGTTGACCAAGTCCCAGACGGCAGAGCGTATGGGTATTTCCAACGTACCCAACAAAGAAGAAATCAAGAACCTCACGGCGCTTTGCAAAAACGTCCTACAGGCAGTTCGTACCAATTACCGAGTTCCGATCCAGCCTTCCAGCGGATACCGCTGCCTCGCCCTCAACAAGGCAATCGGATCAAGTTCCAAGTCTCAGCACATAACGGGCCAAGCGGTAGACTTTGAAGTCCCATGGGTGGACAACAAGGTCGTAGCTCGTTGGATCATGGACAACCTGATATTCGACCAGTTGATTTTGGAGTTTTATAGAGAGGGCGACCCGAACTCCGGCTGGGTCCACGTGAGCTACGTCGAACCGATTAATAAAAACCGGAACCGAGCACAGGTTTACGACGGAAAGGTTTGGAAAAACTTAGAGTAGCCAGTCTCGCGCAGCCTCGCCCATTATCTGATCGGCCACATTAATTTTTGCGCGAAGCGATTTTACGATCTTTTCGTCAATCGTACCGGGTGCAATAAGATCCACGTAAATTACCTTGTTTGTCTGACCGATACGGTGAGCACGGTCCTCGCTCTGGACTCGAAGCTCCAGATCGTAGCTGTTGCTGTAATAGATGACGGTGCTTGCTGCCGTCAGCGTTAACCCATAACCTCCCGTTCGAGGGTGCCCCACGAGGAAACGTAATTCCGATTGCCTATCCTGGAAATTTTCCACGATCTGTTGGCGCTCAGAATCAGGGGTTTCCCCGTGGAGCGTTGAGACTGCCTGTACGCCATAGCAGTCTCGCAAGGCCGTAGCAATCGAGCGAATGTCCATGGTCCATGTCGCCCATATGATCGCTTTGCCTTGAACTTCCTCACATAAATCCATTAGCTCCTTGATGCGGTTAGAGGGCAGAGCGTGTACCTTGCCATCATCGTCCGTCAAGTTTCCGCAACAAATCTGCTGTAGGCGCATGATCTGTGTGAGTACATTTTTCGTCGTAGACAACTCCCCGCTATCCAGTCGAGCAAGCGCCAGCTTTTTCATTTGCTGGTACGCCTTCTGTTGCTCTGGAGTCAGCGCCACTGTTCTCTTGGTATAGACCTTGTCTGGAAGATCCAGACAGTCCTCCTTTTTCACGCGGTATGAGTGTTCTGAAAGTTTAGCTGTCAATTCATCAAGTCTCCGGAAACCAACCACCTGATTAAAGCTGTGTGATCCCAGGGTCCTGCGCTGCACGATACTGTAGCGGCCCTGAAACGCATAGTAAGATGAAAAGCCCAAGATACCGGGATCTAAAAAGGCCATTTGCGAAAACAAATCCAGCGGGGAACGGGTGACCGGTGAACCTGTCAAGATGCGCCTGTATGCCGCACCCCGGCCCACGGCACATAATGCCTTTGTTCGTTTCGCCTTCCGGTTCTTAATTGTAGTGCTCTCGTCGATAACCATAAAGGTTTTGAATCGGTTTACAAAAATCTCTGCGACATCCACCCCTTTATTGGTGCTGAAAGCTTCTACGTTCATCAAAAGAAACTTTAGCCGCCTATTCTTTGTATGCAGCTCGTTCAATTCGTCACGACGCTTCTGGCTCAGACCGGGATTCCACAGGACCACCTCTCGTTCGATACGCGGCGGTAGGTGCCGCTCGATCTCTGGCGTCCAGTTAGCAATCACACCTTTCGGGGCGACCACCAAAACAAATTCAATGGAGGATTTCTCAAACAGATAGGCTACAGTGTCCAGGGTCACCTTAGTTTTCCCGGTTCCCATGTCCAGAAGAAGAGCAAAGCTTTGCGCGTCCGCGCTGGCGTCAAAAGCCTCGCGTTGGTGCGCATAAGGCTCTGAGAAAAAAATGTATTTTTTATCTTGCATTGTCCCGCAAAGTTTTATATAAACCCTCTCGACGGTTAAGTCAACCGCCGAAAAATTGACAACGAACAAGGAAAGGAAAAAAAGAATGGTAGATATTTTATCCCAGATGGCGCAAGATTCAAGCGCCAATTCCGACCAGATCGACAAACTTGACGACACCAAGCTGGACAAGGTTGCTCGCCTCGCCAATGAGGCCAACAGCTTGCAGGAAAAAGTTAGTCTTCAGGAAGAAGAGCTAAAGAACTCTAAAAAAGCTCTTCGCAGGGTCACTGATGAGCTTCTCCCCGAAGCTCTGGAAGATCTAAACCTTGAAAAAGTGGTGATGAAGGATGGCAGTGAAATCTCTGTCAAACCCATCTACGCAGCCAGCATCCCCAAGAACCGACTAGACGAAGCCTACAACTGGCTTCGGGAGCACGGTGACGGCGACATTATCAAAAACAATGTGACCGTTACGTTTGGAAAGGGTGAGGATCAAGACGCACAAGCCTTCATGGTAATGTGCGGAAGCCAAGGTTTTACCCCCCAACAGGCCGAGAAGATCGAACCCATGACCCTGAAAGGCTGGCTTCGAGAGAAGGTTGAAACGGGTAACGCCATCCCGATGGATTTATTCGGGGCTTTTATTTCACAACGCGCAGCTATCAAGAGAGGGAAATGATCATGGCTCAGACACAAGCAGTTAAAAAGCGCAAGGGAAATGGTAAAGTAAAACTCCCCGCAATCATAGACGCCGACATGTTTCGAGAGGATGCTGGAATAGGAGTTGTGGATCTCAAAACTGAGGATCTTGCAATTCCGTTCCTGAAGGTTCTTCAAAAAATGTCCCCGGAGCTGGATGATTTGGATGTTCACGCTGGAGACATCTTTAACAGTGTGACCAAGGAAGGGGTTTCCGGGAAGTCTGGTGTCCACGTAATAAACTGTGCCTACCGACTCGAATATATTGAGTGGGAACCCCGTGGCACGGGTTCGGGAGCACCCTACAATATCTATTCTGCTGGTGAGGAGATGCCCGAAACTCAGCGCGGGGAAGACAATAAAGATTACGTAGTGGACGGAAATGGACGCTACATCGAACGAACCGCCCAGCACTATGTCCTGGTCATTGATGAAGATGGCATGACTCAACAAGCCTTACTTTCCATGAAGGCCACTCAGTTCAAGAAGAGTAAACAGTGGAACAGCGCCTTGAAATCCTTGAAGATGAAGGATGGAAAAGGAATCTTGTTTACTCCCGCACGGTTCGCCCATATCTGGTTGCTGAAAAGTACGCCAGAGGAAAACAAAAATGGTTCCTGGCACGGTTGGGAAATCTCCAAGGATTCTCTGGTAGGGGATCTGGCCTTATATCAGGAGGCAAAATTGTTCGCGGAGTCTATTAGTGCGGGACAGGTAAAAGTCCAACACAACCGTGAGGAAGACACCACTGACTCTGATAACGTTCCTTTCTAGTTAGGGGGGGCTTCGCCCTCTTTTGTACGCATGGACAAGGAACTAATCAGGCGTTTCGCGCTGCTTTTCCGTGGGTTGGAAGCCGCCTATGGCACCTACAACCTCACGGGAAAGCAAGCGAACGGAAAGACCAAAGGAAAAGCCAGTGTGGTCCGCGCCAAGCGCACACTGGCTACCTTTGAGAAACACCTTAACGGTGAGCAGGGAGTGGGAATTATTCCCATTAATGAAAAAAATTCCTGTTTCTGGGGCGCAATTGACATCGACCAATACCCCCTTGACCACACCGCCCTTGTTCAAACGGTCCACCGTCAAAAACTTCCACTTGTGGTCTGCCGGAGTAAATCCGGTGGTGGCCATGTTTTTCTATTTCTCAAAGAATCCGTCCCCGCCGAAACACTTCAAAACAAATTGAAGGAATTAGCCAGCGAGATAGGCTGTGCGGCTGGAACGGAAATTTTCCCAAAACAAATCCAGCTAGTCCTTGAGCGTGGCGACACCGGGAACTTCCTCAACCTCCCTTATTTTAATCACGAGAATGGACTGCGCTACGCTTTCAAACTGGGGGGTGAGGCTGCGACCTTAGAAGAATTTGTGGAGATGGCGGAAGCTGCTTCCATTACACCACAGGAGATGGAGAGCCTCCTCGAAAAAGAAACCGTCGAAGTAGACGAGCGCATTAAAAATGGTCCACCGTGCCTTCAAATTTTGTTGCGTCAAGGATTCCCAGAAGGTACTAGGAACAATGGGCTTTTTAATCTTGGTGTCTATCTGAGAAAGGCTTTTCCAAATGACTGGGAAACAAAAATCCTCGAATACAACCAAGCTGTGCTCAAACCGCCACTCGATCTTAAAGAGGTTAATGTCGTCGCGGAGCAGCTACGAAAAAAGGATTACCAGTACAAATGCTCGGACCAACCAATTTGCAATTTTTGCAATCGAGATTTGTGTCGTAGCCGTAGGTTTGGTGTTGGTGGTAACGCCAATACTCCAAGAATTGCTAATCTTAGAAAATATGATTCTGAACCACCTCTATGGTTCTTGGATGTTAACGGAAGTCCAGTAGAGCTGGACACCGAAGCTCTCCAGCGCCAGCCAAAATTCCAGATCTTGTGCATGGAACAAATCAACCAGATGCCGCGCACCATTACCCGACAGGCTTGGGAAGCCCAAATGAACGCGCTACTGTCCATGATGGTGGACACAGAAGGTGCCGTAATTCATACCTCAGAGGACACTTCCATCAGGGGTCAGTTTTACGAGCTGTTGGAGGAATTTACGACGCACATGCAAGCCGCGATGGACAGGGAAGAGATCCTGCTACGAAGACCCTGGACCAATGAATCCAACAACCGCACCTACTTTCGTCTGAAAGATCTGGAAGCTTTCTTAAAACGACAAAAGTTTACCGACTACCGGTCCAATAAAATTGCTCAGAGGCTCCGCGACATTGACGGGTTGTCCGAACAACTCAGTATTAATGGAAGACCTGTCCGCTGCTGGTCTATCCCCGCGTTTGAACCCATCGAAGAAGAGTTTGGCTCTAAATTTGACGGTGACGAGGACATCCCCTTCTGATGACAGAAAACAAAAAATGTAGCTTCTGCGACACCAAGTCAGCTATTCAGTTAGGTGAAACTCTCCTATGTGCAAAGCACTACTTCGCGCAACTTTCTTCCGTAGATATTGGCAAAAGGCCGCGCAACTTTTCCCACGAAGCCCCCCTCAGTCCAAAGCCGCATTCGCAAAACCATTGGTCCATCTTGCTCCGTGATCTGCGATGTTCTACCCGGTTAACCCAACGGGACTTGGCACAAAGAACCAAAATGAGCCAGCGCACAATTTCCGACTACGAAAATATCGACGCACCACGCCAGCTCTCCATTTATAAAGTGGAACGGTTGCTTTCAGAACTGGGATACGACCTTGACGCCATATTGATGAAAAAAGATGTTTAGATATTTTGGCCCTCCCGGTACGGGGAAAACCACCACGCTTCTTAATCATGTCGAGGAGTTGCTGTCGGGGGGTACGCCTCCCACCCAGATAGGTTATTTCGCCTTCACAAAAAAAGCCGCACACGAGGCACGGGACCGCGCCGTCGCCCGGTTTGGATTAAACCCCGACAAGGATTTTATTTTCTTTCGAACCCTTCATTCTCTCGCCTTTCAGCTTCTAGGTCTCAGCGGAGCAGGGGTTCTGAAGGAAGCACACCTAAAAGAGTTCAGCAGTATCGTAGGTGTGAACCTCACAGAAAGTGTTGAGGCCGTTGAAGACGAGGGCTTTCTTACCTTCCGCAGCAACCATCCCATCATGCGGGCGATTGACTTAGCGCGAACCACGGACCACGGCCCTCAGTGGGCCTACAATCGAATGAACCTCCTCGAAACTTCTTACCACTTCAAACACATTTTTTCGGAATACGAAAAGTTCAAAAGAAAAAATGGGTTGACGGATTTCACAGACATGTTGGTTGATCTGTCCGAAAACGAAGCCTTGATTCCAGAACTGAAAGTTGTGTTTCTGGATGAAGCACAGGATCTCACACCTTTGCAGTGGAAAGTTGCCCACCTCATTAATAACAAGTGCGAACGAATGTATGTTGCGGGTGACGACGACCAAGGAATCTTCGGCTGGGCCGGTGCCGACATAAATCGCTTCATTGGATTGGAGGGCGCATCAGAGGTTCTTACTCAGTCACACCGCATACCCAGATCTGTCTGGAAGATAGCTGACCGCGTTTCAAGCCGCATACGCCGTCGCCAGAAAAAGGAATGGTCACCCCGAGACGCGGATGGAAGTACGCGCTTCGTCCACGATCACTACGGAATAGACTTTACGGATCAATGGCTTATACTCGCCCAAGCAAATTATATGCTAAATGAAATTGGTGCCTATCTTAAAACCAGTGGTTATTTCTTTGAACGGTTCAATACTCCGTCCCTTTCCAAGAGAGTCCGGTCTGCGATTTCATCGTGGACCTATCTCACCACCGGTCCAAACAGGGAAATTAGTTTGAGCGAAGCCCAAAATCTTTACACGCATATTTCCAGCGAGGATGGGCGATTGCAGCGCGGTGCCAAGACCCTGCTGAAATCCGCAAACGAACAGGATGTTTTCACCCTTGGTCTTTTACACGAGCATTTTGGATTAGAGGCAACGGGAACATGGGAT